AGCATGCATACGGGCAACATTGACCATGATGTCCTTTTGCTTGGTCACAGGAACCAAATCAAACTTGGGACCACCTACTTCGGTAGGATAGGCCGTGACATTTTTGTTGAAAAACTCAACCACAACATTGCCCACTTCGGCATCAAAACTGGTGCGTCCGTCGGCTAGATTGGATTTTTTCTTTTTGGTCAGAACACTAATTCCCAAGAAAACAGCTTGATACCTTTTTCATCATGAGGTCCATCGAAACCAACCAACTTGACGTAGGATTGTACTTGAATCTGAGGTTGCCAAAACAATCCACGCAATAGGCTCAACAACGGATCAGTACCTCGGCATTCAATCAGCACAGCATGACGGTCTTGATCACGATACCAAAACTGTACCATTTCTCCACTTTTACGAGTGCGGAATATTTGTTTTACAGGAGTAAGTGTGTACCGGTCATGAGTCCTGTTCAAGGGCCTTTCATAGCTTTGAGTGGATTCAATTACTGAATCAATGCCACAGTCTTCTGTATAAAAATAAGGCAACTTGTACAACAGGCCTAGTTCATCGGTTTTCAAGTGATGTAGGCCACTTAGAAACTGTGCTGTTTTTTGTTGATACTCTGTAAGCTGACGTCCTTTTAGAGCCTGCATGGTGTAGCGTTGATTGTAATAGTCTCGAATGTTCTGTGCCATAGCACGATCTTCACTCGAAGCTTTCACTACGTCAAGATTGGTCCAACGACGTTCGGGCGTATCTTTGAATATTCTCCAACTGGCACAGCTCAAGGACAACGGATCATCAGAAAATTTGGCTATGGGTGTATCTTGGCGTTTTGATACGTTGCTGTATCCGTTGGCATAGGGATCTTTGTCGTAGTCAACTACCCATTCCCCTGAGCCAACATCCAAAGATTCAAATAGATTTTTTAACTGGTTTGATAGTGTTGTCTTGTCCATGTTAATCCCATAAGTTTTGATAGTATTTTCCAAACAAACGGAAACCATTAGCTTTACGTTCTTGATGACGTTTTAGTCCTGCCCAGTCTACTTTACTCCGACTAAGATGTTTAGCAGGGTCTTTGGCAAAGTCTTTAATGTCTCCGCACTCGCTGTGATCAAAGAATTCACTTTCGTCATCGTCTTTGACTTTTTGCTCAAATGCCCAAATCATTTCTTCCAACACATAGTCCCAACGACGGAAGTGATTGTCATCAGTATCCCATTCGTTTTCTTTAGGAGGTGCACTGGTAGATTTCAAACTCATTGGCACATCGTCATCATCTACATTAGGAGCACCGTGTTTGGTCGCATGTAGTTGCTTTAACATAGGTAGTACAATTAAAGCCAATGTATAGTCCATTGACCAAGTGTCCCAACGGTCGATTTTTATGTAAGTGTATCTTGGATGTATGCGTTGTCGTATCCATTGTAATGCTCGACATCCAGGCTCTAACCGATTGGCCCAGCGTTCGACCCAAGGTTCGTCGTAGCTGATGTTGTCCCAGTCTTTCCAGAACAAAATACGTTCTAGAATAGTATAGGGACTCAGCCAGTGGTTGCGATAGTTAGATATAATTACTTTCATTGATTCAATCCAAAAGTTTCTTTGATTACTTCAACAGTAGCCGGAGCCAATCCTGCTTGAGCTATTTTAGCACATTCTTCTGCTACAAGTCTAGCAAAAAGATCCAAACCTTCTTGGTCCGGATTATAGTCAATACCAGCTTGTTGTTTGAGTTGTTGTACCAATTTATTCAAGTTATTCACCTAATTCTTTTCTATTGGCCCATGCTTGTCTAACTTCTTCCAACGGAGATTGATCTGGATTGGCTCTTAACCAATCTTTGGCCCAACGGATATGGTCATCTCTTTGTAAACGGATCTTATCGTGAGATAATTCAATATATTCGTTGGCTATGCATTCTATAAACTGTCGGGCTGTCAAGCTGTTCATGTAAGTGTTCATTTTGCAATCCTCATTGATTCTTTTGTATAATCCAAAAAATCACCGTGTTTGTTTCTAATCAATTCAGCTGAATCATCCACAATCTCAATTTCACAATCGTAGTGTGTGATATCATAGTCCACAAAGTTATGATCGTCGTCATACTGACGAAACCAGATCTGGCCATCCATGCCGCGGATTAGGAAGCCACGTTGCCCTTTAGCTGACTTGGTCATGCTCATATGTTTTAAAATATTGTGTTAAACATTCTGCGGCATCATCATAGCCATTGGCATACAATGCTTTGACAGCATCTTCGGCTATCAGTTTTACAGTCAACGGCAAATAAGCACTGCTCACTGATGGATAGTGACTGCCACCCACTTGCAACGCTAAATCTTTTAGTTTTTTATTCATTACCAACTCCCATCATCGATCCAAATTCTAATCGTTACACCTAAGAAACCCAAGGCCCAGGTACGTTCGGCTGAACCCCATTCACTGCTGGTTTCTTCTCGTGCCCAAGGCAACACCTTCCACCATAAAGGATTGAATGCTACAATAACACTGATGCCACTGTATCTACAATAGCTCAATAACTTGGAGCTCAAACTCTTGTGCTCTTTGCTCATACTGAATATATCCTCTTGGGTTACATACTACTCGAGTACCGCCGATACCATAGTCAAATGGATCATGCATGTGTCCATGTATCCACAATTGAATCTGTGGGTTGTCTATGATAAACTGGTCCATGTTGGAATAAAAATTACCATTCATCAAGTCATCATTGGCATACTTTGGATGTATGCTGGATGGACTAGGAGCATGATGTGTGATTACAACGATCTTGTTGTCTGTACGGCCCGACTCCTTGTAATTGTCCATGCAGGTCTGCAAATAACCACGCATACGACTGTGATCACTCAAGGCATGCTTGGGCAAAAACTTCCAACTCACTGTGTCATTACTGTTCTTAACACCCTGATAGTCATTCATGGATCGTTCAGCGTTAAACATGGTAAATGAATCCATGTCATTGAAGTCGGTCCACAACGTACCGCCAATGAACTGATAACCGCCATAGTCAATGGTTTCTTTGTCCAACATTCGGATATTGGCAATTTGGTGATGATAACAAAAATTATTCCAACGCTCTACACCTTTAGCAAAGTCGCCTGAGTAGTGCTCGTGATTGCCCATGACATAAAAAGTCAAAGGAAAGTTGTTGCTTACTCTCTTGAAAAAGTCGCGAGTCCTGTCACCACGTTCGCTTTGCTTGTCCAAGTCTTTGAGCATGCAGATATCGCCAGCAAGAATCAAGAGATCCACACCCGGGTTATCAAGTATGATGTCTCCAAATTCTATATGTAAATCACTGGCTACTGCTAGTTTCATCTTTTAGTCTCACAAATTCCTGTGTCAAATATTCTATTGCTCGTTCGTCCCCGCCGGCAAAGTAAGCATTCTGCCCAGGACATCTTGCCAAAAATTTCTCTTTGATTTCTTCGGCTGTGGCACCTTGACAAATAAACGATTTATCTTTGGTATTATAAATGAAATACTGGTTGTTGTCAACTTCAACGTCTAATCCAATGATACGGTCTTCTAGCTCTTTGACCAATTCGCCTAGTTGTTGTTCCAGCCTGTCGTTGAATCTACGTAGTATATACCAAACTACAACCAGACCTACCAACAATATCATACCTAGAATCATCATGACATTGCCCGCCCAAATCAACAATTCACTCATTTTTGATCAATCCTTTTTCCTTTGCACCAGCAACATACCATTCAGTAAGTGGTTCTTCATCTTCATATTCAGCCATACATTCTGAAATGCCAAATTCTGCATCCAATTCTGTGGGCAACATGTCTGCTACTTCACTAGAAGTGCTACCAGAAAATTCATAGTAGTCGTCATCGCCGTTGTCGTACACGCCAGCATAGGCCATGCCCGATTCGTAGTACATACCATACACTCTAAAACCTTGTTCTACCAAACTATCATAGGCTATAGTTGGCGGGCTCCAGGCTGAGTCAAAATAGAAGCTGACTGCTGTGTCACTTTCAATCACAGGATCTGAATCCCCACCTACGTCCCACTTGGTTCCCCAGTTAGAACAACACCAATCGTAGTCCCATTCACCTGTGGGATTTGGTACTAGAGTTTGAAAAAATTCTCTGTTCTTAAATCCTTCAACAGCTTTTTGAATCATAGCAGGATTTTCGTGTTCTAAACGAAGTGTATTTGAGCACCAATTGGGCATAGAATTCTCCAAATTTCTTAATATACATATATTATAGCAAATTGAGTATTTCTGGTCAACCAAAGAAAAAAGGGCCCTAAGGCCCTTGAGTTTACGGGGTGTCCAGTTTGAAGTAGACAGCGTGCCCGACTCTTTAAAGACTATTAAAGAGTGATGCCCAATGCTTGAGCTTTGTAGCCTAACGCTACCAATTTACGTGAAGGTTTGCCCAAAACGTATTCAGTTACAGTAACACCGTTGCCTGCTTTGCGTGAGTTTGTGTACACTGCAAAACCGTTAGAACGGATACGGCTAACTTCAGCTGACAAGTTTTTTACGCCCATCTTTGAAGCTTGGCTAGCTGTCAATGCCTTGCCTGATTGTAGTGCTTGGAATACCTTAAAAGTCTTTGTTTCTGGATTAAAATGTTTCATGTTTTTACCTTTCTAAAATAGCTGTTTATCAACAGCATGATGCTATTATTGCATAGTTTTTGACCATGAGCAACAGGCTTTGGCTAACAGTTTAGCCATAAATAACAAAAAAGGCTAAATTCTACCTATGGCAAATCAAATTATTATCGATATCGGCGCTGTTGCAAATGACGGCACAGGTGATCCCTTACGCACTGCGTTCGGTTATGTAAACAATAACTTTTCCAATATTTGGGCAACCGGTGTTGCCAACTCAAACATTGCTTTTTCTGGAAATAAAATCTTAACAACCAATACCAATGGTAATTTGGTACTGTCACCCAATGGCACAGGCAAAGTGCAAGCCAACGTAGACATCGTACCCAATGCTAATAACACATTAAATTTAGGTAGTTTAACCAACAAATGGAACACTGTTTATACACAGTATTTGGAAATCTCTGGCACACTAACCACCAGCGATTTAACAGTAGATGGCAATTTAACTGTCACAGGCAATGTTATTCAAATTGGCAATTTAGTAACAGACGCCAAGACTATTCAATTAAGTAACACTGCTAGCACTGCCAATGCCGCCAATGGATCTGGTATCACAGTGGGTGCAAATGATAACATTGCCACAATGTTATACCGTTCTTCGGACAATGTTTGGGTTACAAACATTGGGTTAAATGTCAACGGTAATCTATTATTGGCCAACGGAGCTTCTCTTAAAAACACTGGCACTGATTTACTTAGAGTAAACAGTCCGGCTAATGGTGTTGCACGATTACAAGGTACCAATGCCGACGGTAATAGCACAGGAGCTAGTTTTTCAGCCGATGGCGTGCTGTCACAAGCCAGTATAACCGCTTATGATGTTGCTAACTCTGTAGGGAAAACATGGTTCTTTAATAATGCCGGTGAACTTATTAACCCAGGCAACATTCTTGTTACAGCAGGTCATGGAATTATAGGAACCGGAGCTGGAACATTTTTGATAGGATTTACTACTCTAAATTCTGAAGAATCTTATATCACACGAGGAACATTCAGCGGTAATTCAACCACCGGCGATGGATCATTGTATGTAGGTTCACCATCATACACCGATCTAGGCACGGATGTCATGGGACAGTTCACCGGCAACGTAGTGAATTATGCTCAGCTCAATCTACAAAATTATGGCAATAGTCCTACATCATCTGGAGATTACATTATCACCGCCAACAACGGCACAGATTCAACACACTTCCTTAATCTAGGTCTAACTAATTCCAACTGGGATGGTACACAACCCAACAGCCTAGGTAACAGACTAGGACCCAACGATGGCTACTTGTATGTTCAAGATGGTGACTTTACCATTGGTACTAGCAATGGCAACATTGAAACTTGGAAGTTCGGTCAAGATGGTACATTAACTGTGGCTGGCGATATTAATCCTACAGCCAACAACACCCAGAGTTTGGGCAATGCCACAAACCAATGGTCGGACTTGTATGTGTCAAACGCTACCATCTTCATGAATGGTGTGCCCATCAGTTTGGGTGACGGCAATGTTCTTACTGTCAATGGCGAAGCTGTGTTAAGCAATGACTCAAACACCAGTATCTCTACTACTGGCAACGTCAGTGCTGAAATATTAACTGCAAATATAGCTGTTAATATTGGCACCGGAGCAATAGGAATTGGCGATGACAACTATTTGGTAGTTGAAACTTTAGTACCAGGTGGACTACGACCCAGCAACGATGATACATACAATTTAGGAAATGTATCTCATCGCTGGTCAGAAGTACACGCTAATGTTTACTATGGTGATGGTAGTCAACTTACTGGATTGAATCTTACATCAATCAGCAATGATGGATCGATTGTGGACATTGTTGTTCCCAATGGTGATGTCACAATCACAGCCAACAGCACACAAACTTGGGCATTTGGTACAGATGGTAGATTAACATTCCCTGGCACGCCCAGAATTGCCACTGACGCAAATAATTTTGAAGTCCAGGCCGCAGAGTCCATTAACTTTGAAGCAAACGCTGTGGTCAACATCTACACTGATACCAGTGGAACCACATACCAATGGCAGTTTGGCGATAATGGTAATTTAAACTTGCCAGCAGGTGGTAGCATCATAGTAGATGGTGGAGTCGGGGCGGTTGGTCCCGTCGGTGACAACCTGGTCATTAGTTGGGACAATGAAGAACTAATTTTGCAATCTGTGGGCGGCGATGTTGATGTTGAAGCTGACCGTGATTTCAATATTCGAGTCAACTACGACGGCGGTGCCGGCGACTACTTAACCAAATGGGTTTTTGGTCAAAATAACGAAATTGTCAACATTACTGGCAACAGTGCTATTGTCACAGAAGCCGGTAATCTCAATCTCCAAGGCGGTAGAAACACACTCAGCAGTGGCAATGTGCAGATCACAGCAGTTGACAATGGCGTGGCTGTAAACACCTGGACATTTGACAACACTGGTAATTTAACTGCTCCTGGAAACGTAATATTCGCCGACAACTATGTCTACAGCGGCAACACATTTACATCGCCTGAGACCAACGGCATACTAAAGAATTTCAAATGGGAATTCAGCGATCTCTCATACGGTGCCGATACTGTTACACTACAATGGAATTTACTAGACACTACCTTCCCGCAATGGTATCTTACAACCAATAGCCAAGGCAACACTTATGTGTTTGATGGCGATGCCAAGACACTGGGATTTCTCGACAACAGCATCAACTCAGGCACAGTGACATTTGGCACAGCCGCTAACAACGGTGCCGGCAACAGCAACGACATTGAACTCACTACTGTAACTGGCAATGCGTATGTACGAACCGGCAGTAATAGTTGGAAATTTGACAACACCGGTGTTTTAACCGTGCCAGGAAATATTGCCACTAGTTGGTTAGACATAGGCAACATTGGCAACATAGCAACACTACAAGCCGACGTGAGTTTGCAAATCACTGCCAACGCCAGCGGCTCAGCGCCATACTGGACATTCAACAGCGACGGTAACTTGTTTGTGCCTGGCAGTATCAATGGTGACAACAACGGACCTTTGCTTATTGATGGTGTAGGATCTGGTGAAGGTTATATCAGTTTACCTAGTGCCAGTTTTGGTGGAGAGCAAGTGTCCATTGTTAACCAGTTTAGTTTGGGCAATGGTATTTCGTTGGTTACCAACGGCGGAGAATGGCATTTTGGCAACAGCGGTGCGTTTACTTCACCGGGCGCTATTACAGCAAATGGAGATGTATCGGGTCAAGTCTTGATATCAACACAATCTGCAGCCAACGAGGGCGGCGAGATTCAACTAGCATTACCAAGTTCAGGAACCACGCTAACTGGCAATATAATCATTGACAGTTATCAAAACTCAATTAGATTCTTTGAAAGCGGTAACAGTCGTGGCATGTTTGTTGATGTACCTAATGTGTCAGCATCAGGACAATATGCTATTGGTTACCGCGATGTACCACAAATTGCATTGAGTGCCAATGTCACAGCCGACGGTTTATCGGCCGGTAAACATTTCTATTCAACCACAGCAGGTAACTTACAAGTTACTATACCAGACAATGCCAACGTGGCATATCCAACAGGTGCTACTATTACCATTGTGGTTAATGCCGCAGGTAATGTCATAGTTGCACAAGGTACGGGCGTTTCATTGTACATGGCTGGCAGTAGCTCTACAGGTAACCGCACAGTGGGTGCATATGGTCTTGCATCTGTAATGAAAGTGGCTACAGATACTTGGATAATCAGCGGTACAGGAGTTTACTAATGGCTGGTGCTATGGCAGTAGCATCTGCTCAACCTGGGCAGATTATTACAGATGGACTTCAACTGAGATTGGAACCTCAACTGTACAGCAGTTATCCTGATTCGGGTACCAGTGCTTATGACCTAAGTCCTAATCGTTATACTGCCACACTAGTCAACGGAGTAACATATTCATCAGCTAGAGCACCCAGCTTTGGGTTCAACGGTGCTACAAATTATAGACGTATCGACACCGGACAATATTTTAGTTACGAAACATTTACCCTAAGTTCCTGGTTCAAGAGTTCAGTGACTACAACTTACCAAATGCTGTTTTCAAAAGAAATCACAACTGGATCACCTTGGAATTACAGACTTTACCTAGATTTAACTACCGGACGCCTTGTAGCAGATTTTAACAATGTGTCATCTAATGCATCTATCGTAAACAGCACCAATCTCTGCGACGGTGTGTGGCACAACGGAGTTGTTGTTCGTAATGTGGCCGCAGATACAATAACCCTATATGTCGATGGAGTTCAAGTAGCATCTCAAACCGATACCATTGTGGGGACTTTGGCCAACAATCAGAATGTGTGGATTGGTGTAAGTGCTTATACTCAAAATGGTAATCTTCCTAATGGAAGTTATCCTATGAATGGACAAATCGGACAGAGTTTAATTTACAATACCGCACTCACAGCCACACAGGTCAAGCAAAACTTCAATGCCATGCGTGGTGTGTATGGAGTTTAAGCTGTTTGTAATTCCTTTACGTGCTTACACTCCGATCTAAACTTAAATCCAGCACAAGTACAAGCCCACTCTCCAGCATTCTCTGATACTGTATAACTATCGCCACGACTGCCGGCCACAGTCCAAGTACGACCTGGTGGTTGATCATCTACAGTATAACCAAATGTGTTGGAGATCTCCCGAAACTTGCGGCCTGAAGTTTTGAACTTCATTGGTACCTTAAAACGTTCTACTTGCTTACTGCTTGCCTTAATGTAAGCGTAAATCTTGTCCTTACTATCGTTAGTAAAGTAGACGTGATTAGGCGTGTTCCAATCTGTGATTTCTTGTAGAACTTTCATCTGCGTTTCTTCCATTCGTAAGTGTTGCCATCAGGTAATACACCATCTTCTACACTGTCCACACCAGGCTGGCCCACTGAATCGGGATTTTCACTGGCTATAGTTACAAACCGATTACCATTGTCTCTTAGTTCCGTGGCCCACCGAAGTGCGTCAGTTAATGTCAAACATTCCACAGCACCTGCTTCTCCAAATGGGTCAATAAAAAATACTTGATACATTAAGCACCTGCTACTAACGCACAAGCCGTAGCATCTGCTTCATTACGCAAGGCAATATAGTATGGGCGACCAGAATAATATAGATTCAAGTCCGCGTCATATAAACGACTTCTTGCGTTGCCAAAACAACTCATCCAAGCACCGTTAGATCTATAACCGTGATGACCGTAAGTACGAGTTAGATACTGTTCAATTGTTGATCGGTCTCGATCGCTTGAGGTACCTCTAAAGGCCCAGGTAAAGCCCTTTTCGTACAAACTATATCTACGGTTTAACTTAATCAGTTTCATTTCTTTTTCAATCCTAATGCGTCTTTTTCTTCATCTGTTAGTCGAGCCAATGCTTGTTGTCTAAGTTCTGACTTTCTAACTCGTGCCTCAGCCGCTGCTTGCTGACGTATAACTTCCAACTTGCGTTCAGTCCACCAGTCACGAATATCATCGTGTTTGAGCAAAATAAAGTCTGCCATGTTGTTATCTTCAAGAGTCTGCATGGCCAAGTGAGCAATACCTGCTAGATGATCACATTTCTTTTTCAAGCTGTAGGCACTGTCACTATCTCTACTGGTAAAATCCTTGTAGTAGAGTTTGTGCAGTTCTTTCACTAGGTCTTTTTTACTTACTGCCATGCTATGCCTCCTGTTTCAACAGTGACACCATCAAGTCAGGTGTTAGTTCTTCAAAAGCATCACCCCTTGAATAGTACCAACGGTTGTCTTTGAACAAGTAGTAAAATTCTTCACCAGCTTCAAACTCGTCTACAAACTGTTGCTCACTTTGAAAAGTTCTAAACTCCGTATTTTCTTCGCCACGATCGCGAGCATAAAAGGTACATTGTTCAGCGATTCCATTGTCTAAGTAGTTGACTCTGTCATTGAACGCATGTTTGTTGCCAATTGCGGCACCAATACCGCTCATATCGCCCATAGAGATCAACTTGTTGACTTTGATACTATCCTGATAGTACAGGGTCAACACACGACCCATGTATTCCAAATAACCATCATAGTGACAGTAAATGGCTTTGATTACATCACCATGTTTGATGCCAATTGCTGATCTTGTGCCCATGTACCGCTCCTTATCTGCTCAAGTTAATTACACGACCTTGGTAGTCACGATTGGTTCTCCAAGGCACATACACAATCTCACCTACACGGCAACCGTTGCGACGTTCTGCGAACTCTTTGCCATCGAACACGTCTTTGGTAACACGAATTTTGTATGCTTGGTAACCACGGCTTGTATCACCTGAATCCAAAACCTTGCCTTCTACAAAACAATCTTCACGACCCAACATTGGTTTGAAATCATATGCACGAATTGTATCATTATCGATCACTGTAAATTCCATTTTTAGCTCCGTTTTTTGACTGTATATACTATTATAACCGATTTCGCTATTCTGGTCAACCAGCTTACATTGACCAGTAACTTTCAGAACTTGGCGAGCAAAAGTATGGTGTGTCACGACGTTCCATGTACTTTTTGCCTGACATCAAGTTAGTACGCTCAACCATTTCATCATCATATGGACCATCATACACTTCAACTTTGAGCATTTTGAGATTCATCTCAATGGCACAAAGACATGTACGGTGTTCACCAATGGTAATCCATGGCACTGTTTGACCAGCACCGTTTTCGCTTAACTTGATGTTGGTAATTGTACCTGACAAACGACCTGCGGCACTGACCCAAGTAATTTTTGTACCAATTTCTAATTTCATTTTAGCTCCTATTTGTTTACTATGTTAATAGTATAGCAAATTGGCTATTTCTGGTCAACCAAAAGACGGTATTTTGGTATGTTTTTTAGGTGCTGTAAGTCATTGATTTTGTTAAGAAAAAATATCCTTAAGAATCAATGACTTAGCGATTGTTGACTTTGTTCCTGGATTTAGGACTTATAATACTCTGTATCAGCCCAAGTCAACACCAGGTTGGAGTTTCACTATGACGTGATTTGTTTATGCAAACATTGTTCTGTTGTACAGTTCATCTTCCAACAACGTCAACATAATTTCATCACGCACACCACGACTTTGTGATGTGCGATATTGATCGTACTCTGTCTGTAATTCAGAATCCGACATCTGCTCTATACTCATGCGTAAATCTGCTACAGTCATTGTGCTGTTTCCTTTTGTTCAAAAATTTTTACAAGTTGTTCCATGTCAATATAGTCTTTGAAGTAGACGTAAGTATCTTCGATACTATGGCCGCGATCGCGCCACTCGCGTATTTCTAAGTCAATGTTTTTGAAAAAGCCCATTATACTGTCTCCAACAAGTTTGCTGGTACATTGTAGCGACCTTGGGCGGTATCAACCAAGATGTATTTTTGTTTAATACGATTCACAGTTCCTGTGATATCGCGACCTTGACGTGGGTGATAAAACTTAACTGCCACACCAGGAGCCATAGAACGTTTGGCTTCTTTGCTGAGTTGAGTTCTACGATACTTGACAGCTTGAGTAATAGCATTCAACTGTTCGTTGTCAAAATCACCAAACATGATAGCTTGGGTAACGTCGTTAATTGTGGTCATTATACAGACTCCACTTGTGTCTTACGGCTACGACGTTTCTTGGCTACACGGTTACATAGTAACTCTAACTCACGCTCTGGTGTGATTTCTTTTAATGTGGCCAGTACACGAGCATTGGCTTCTTCAATGCTGAGTTTCTTTTCAACTGTGACTCGCTTACCTTGCATTTCTACTGCAAAACGAGTTGGAACAGTTACTCGAACTTGGCGTTTGATTGCTTTTTTACCAGCTACTGATTCTAACAATGCCTGAACGTCAGCACGTCCGTTAGCAAAGTTACGAGCAAGTAATTCTTGAGCGGCTTCTGCTTTAGTTTCGGCCTTGAGATTGATCATTTCAACGTCTGTGTCACCTAGCTTGACCAACTGCGCCATACGCTTGTCATCTGTGGCAGTACGAAACTTTAGTTCACCTGCTACACGACTGATACCTGCGAAGTAAATTGCTTTGCTCATGTAAAACTCCTTGTTGTTTAAGTTTTATTAGTATAGCAAAACGGGTGTTTCTGGTCAACCGTTTGAGGCATTTTTGGTAGGCGTGCTAAGTCATTGATTATTAAGAAAAAAAATATTCAATAAAATCAATGACTTACGTTTAGCTATAAATCCAGCCTAGATTTTCTGTTTGATGTATCCAAGTAAAGATGGGCATGCTAAAAGTTAATGTCCACTTACCATTCCATCCTAGGTGATTGCAGTTTCGTAAATGTGATTCTAAAATAATACCCTGAGATTCTTGCTCTGTAGCCCACAATTTTGGGTACACAGGTGTGTATATTCCAGACCAGATAAATTTAGGACTCTCAATTGAATTAAACACTATTTTTTCAACAATGACTAGTTTATCTTTGTTGTTTACTAAATCCGTATCAGAGTCTGTCTTGTTTGTGAATTCCACAGTTAAATTATAATTACCAGGAGGTAAATGTTGGTCAACATTGAATGTAGTGGTTTCAGATAACTCACCAGAATACACAATATTATTGTTGAAAGAAACTACAACATCTGGTACACTAGAGTGCCAAACTGGTTTCAAAGTTAGCTGACAATCTAAATGATAGATTTTAGTATCCACGAGAGACCAACTCCTGCTGTAGTTCTGGATACAAATCCAACGCATTATATCCATGTACCTTATCCCAGCGTTTGCACCAAGACACAAGTTCGTCGAGCAACTCAGAGGCATTGGATAAACGAGGTGCCGATAACAAGTTTATACATTGTTGAACCTGATTTTTAATTATCAACGGCAATTGATTCACATCGCTCTCATTGTAGTCTCCAGAACAATCAACAGAGGAAAGCCCTAGTTCATTAATAAGTTTGTGATATTTCTGTTGATATAAATCACAAACATAATTGGGTAGAGCTCTTATATCAAGATATGCTGGTTCAAATACTGGAAGACATTTAACAATCAGTTGCTTTTCATAACAGTACTTTAAAAGAGTATCGTATGTACCTATGGTCAATATACTAACAGCAGGTCGTACAGTAAGTGTAATATTGTCTTTATTGCAGTGGGTTAGATATTTGTCTATATTTGACAATACCAAGTCAGTGTCGGTTCCTTGCCTTTGATAGGCATTGTGTGCTGTAATGGTTTCGATACTAACTTCAATGCCAACTCTTTTGAATTTTTTTAGCTTGTTAATTAAACTTTCATTGAATGTTGTACCATTGGTAACAAAACTAAAACTAAGATCGAATCGTCTGTGATCAATCATAAAATCTACAAAATCTTCAAATCGAGGTGTTATTAAAGTTTCACCTCCCATGAAGTGTACATTAGATAGATTTGGAATATTAACTAGTTCGGTAAGAACACGATTCCAAACCCTGTTGTCTCTTGTCCAATCGTTTCCTAAATATTGTTTTGCATCTTGTATGCCCCACTTGACATATTGAGCCGCAATACTTGAGCTGGCCTGTGGTATACACATTTTACAAGTTAGATTACAATAATTGCCTAAGTCAATGTGCAAATCAATTGGCATGCCTGAATAGGCTCCCTGATTTAATCTTGAATGTTCAAAATTGTTCCATCCAGGAGATTGATCGTAGCTTCCATGAAAATTCTTGTTGGTAAAGATTACACTTTTTTGATTGGAACGATGACGTCTACTGGTGTCTCCGTGTTCTTCTTCAAAATAGCATCGTTGGCAGATACTTAATTTTTTATCCTCTAGCATATCAGCACGGACCTGACGCATAGGTGCACTATCAAACCATTGTTTGATGCTCATAGTACGAATATTGTATTCATTGCTCTGATTGTTAGGATATATTTTATGATTTTCTTGACAGCAGAAACCTAAACTTCCGTCCCAATAAATTTGTAGTTCGTACCACGGAGCATTACAAAATATTTGTTGATTAGGCATTTCGTTTGGTAATTATTCGATCTGCTAAACCGTAATCTACAGCTTCTTGAGCACTCATAAAAAAGTCACGTTCCATGTCTTGTGCTAACTGCTCAAAGGTTTTACCTGCTGAATTGTGGTCAACATAGATTTGTGTTAGATACTTTTTCATCTTTAATATTTCTTGTGCTTGAATTTGAATGTCTGTTGCTTGTCCACGAGCGCCACCACTGGGTTGGTGAATCATGTGTCGTGCGTTAGGTAAAATTAAACGTTTACCTGCTGTACCAGCCTGGGCTAAACAACTGCCCATTGAACACGCTTGCCCCATGACAATAGTACTTACATCACATTTAATAAACTGCATGGTATCATAGATAGCCATACCTGCTGTAACTACACCACCTGGGCTATTGATGTAAAATAAAATATCGCGATCAGGATCTTCGGCTTCTAAGAACAACATCTGTGCTACTACTAGACTAGCACTGTGTTCGTTAACGTCTGTATCTAGCATTACAATACGTTCTTTTAGCAGTCTGCTGTATATATCATAACTGCGTTCACCTTTTGATGTTTGTTCAACCACAATAGGTACTAAATTTGGCATTTGATTCCTTGTTTTATTTGATTGTTAATCGATGTTACATACTTTTGAAAGTTATTGTTATTGTACATGATTTTATCAAGTAGAGCAACAAATTTCATTTGCCAATATTGCCGAGGTTGCTGACACAAAACCAAAAGAAACGGTGCTATGTTTTCTGGATTAGTTAAATCCAAATCTGAAATATCATGAAAATCTTGTGTGTAATTTTCAAACCCTCTAGTAGATAGCCAATCAACCGCACCATCAGTGGCATACACCAAAAAAGGCCTACAACCTAATATAGGTTTGTATATTTTTTCGCTAACAAAATAACTTTGCTTGATATCAAACTGAGTTTCGGTTACTACATTCAAAAAGCATCGTTGCCAATTATCCGGATGCCCTAAACTCATGATGTCATTGGGAATGCCATTTTGCTCTATGCCGGCATTGGGTGCTAAATTGCATTCTCCTTGATCCTGTTCTAACAACAGTTCAGGGGGTGTATTGTTGCCTCCCATACTTACAATACCCTGACTGACAATATTCAACAATTTCAATTGGCTATATAATCTTTTACGATGCCAGTGAGGTTTACGATTTAAACACATATATGCTCGATCAATAGTTTTACTATCTATAATATCATATTTAGGCATATCAAAATATTGACTGGCTGTCAGTGCCCAAAAATCTATACAATCATCACTGTTGTAATAACCAAGAGCATGAACCGGTTTATTAAACTCTGTATACCATCCAGGACCTGGTATAGCAGAATCCAACATACTGACTAATACTATTCTGTCAAAATCCAATTTAGTTAATTCCGACAATACCCAACTATGAAAATCGTTGGTATACCAGGTACTGTTAATTACCACTGTGCGATCAACTAACGGTGACAAGTATTGTGATACAATCTTGTTCTCTAGTTGTTTTAACGGTACATCGTTTCCCCATCCATTGTCAAATATTTTAACTATCATTGGTCACTCATGAAATATTTTTAGGTGGCGTAAGTCGATGCCATTGTTTTAAGTGTTCTTGATTGTGCTGTGCTATTTTTTTTGCTAAATCAACATCATAGTAATCAATAATGTTATCAATATTTTTTTTAATAGCGGTCCATCGTTCATTGCCTTCTAGCCGGTCATAGCTTTCACTCCAACATAAATCGTATGTTTGAAATCCTAGTTTTTGTAAATTTGTTAGAAAATTAACAGGGCCAAATATCAAAAATGGTCTGCCTGCTAACAACGGTCTGATGGTTTTTTCTGTAGGGAAAAATGTTTCGCCGCAACACATGGTTTCTGCAACAAGCTCAATTTGAAATTTTGTGTAATGAGTTAATAGACTTAAATTAGTGTCTATTTTACCAGTATACTGATCACTTACAAAGGTATCGTCGATAGATGGAATGTCTCTAGCATAGTCAGTCCAGGGGTTGGTATTAAACCGAGATTTCATAATACTCAGTATAAAATGTTTACGATAGTGCTCAACAACATCATTGATCATTTGATTACGCATAGTCGTGTGACGTCCAACAAAAAATCCAAATTTAGTAACAGATGAATCAATTTGAGGAACTATAGTTTGATAGTGACCGCTCATTGGAAAAAAGTGGTTGGCAACGGTGCTACTACAGATATTTTTATAAATGGTTTTTTCATAGGTGTTTGGATTATTAATGACTATGTAATCAGCAGGAATGCCAGTGTTTTCTGCCCATTGATTAATAAAGTCTAAAATTCCGCTGTGTTTTAAGCTGATTCCTTCTGCACCTGTATCAAAACATACCCAATCATTGTCTTGAATATCTTTAAGTTGTTCCTCAACCTGAGTTTGATTTAGCCAAGTATCTCCACTGACCCTAACTGAAATAATTTTCATCACTTTTTACTTATTGCCCAAAATAATCATAAGTAATAAAATACACAAAGAAAACAACTATGCGCAACTTAATAGATCTAATTAAAAATCTCGAAGAAGCCCGAGGACTTAGTGCCCGTAAACCTGGCGAAGTATACAGCCGTGGAGAAACCGACGATGACAAAATTACCTTTCAAAATTTAACATTTTATCCTGAAGTTGGTAGTTTTACCAGTGGGGAAGAAATGATGACTGCGTTTGATGCTGTACAAAAACAAGTGGGTCATCCTATTGAAATGGTTAATCAACCCGGTTCTAATCGTGCGTTTGGTGTGGCTGCATTTGATACTGCTGTGGGCACACGTTACTTGGCCAAGTTTGCCAAAGAGATCAAACCAGTTAGAGCACAAAATACATTTTTTCAAACCAAGGATATTCCAGGCGGGTTTAGTCAAACTGATGCTCGCGGTTCAAAAGAAAAAGTTGGTTACAAACCCAGTGATGTGTTGACTAATTTTAAAAGTCAAACTCCGGCGAGTATTTTAAAACAAATCGAAGAAAAGTTTGGTACAGATTCAGACGAATATCAAGCAGCCGTAATTATTACATCAGCAGAATCATTTCCGGTAGCAGTGCCAGCAGGCAACATGGACTTTGCTGGTTTCCGTGACTATTTCTGTGAAATGCTACAGCCTATTATTTTGATCAACGGGCAACCAGTTAAAGGAAATGCTGCAGAGGCAGCCGCAACATTCATGGGCAAAAGTGGATTTGCAGGCAGCGTTGTAAGTTTCAATGAAGGTGCCACAGGTGGATTATATGACAGTTTGTTGGTCAGTCCCAACGGTAAACAAATCAAACTATCCAGTAAAGGTGCCAAAGGTGCCATGGCGTCCAGTGTGAACTTGTTGCGTAGTGCAGAAGAACTCAAGTCAGCTGGGCTAGGCCGGATAGTTGACCAATATCCTGAAGTAGTTGGCATATTAGAAACCATTGACAAAGGTGACCATAATTCGGGTCCGTTGAATCTTGCAGTGGAATTAGGCATGATTGAACCAGGAGAAATTGCTCAAGTGATGAGTCTCAAAAAGTATGCAGGTGCTCAAGATTTTGATATTGATCGTACAGACCTAAGTAGCAATCTCAAGAAAATCTACAAAGAACGCACAGCTGAAGATCCTAGCAAGATTATTCCATTGAATCACATGGTATCCAGTATTGCCTACAAAGTGTGTAACGAAATCAATACTAACACCAACTTTTCAGATGCAGCCGCAGATATTTTAAACAACTCAGCGTTTGTACAAATGTACACAGATGCTAAAAAAGGCAAAGATGAATTTGTTATTCAAGGCTTTACTACAGTATGGCCTTCAAAGCTGTTTACAGATGTAACCTTGGAAGCACAGAAGAGTTATAGTAGTACTGCCAGTTCAGGCGGTAAGTTAGTGTTCAACATCAACAAACAACCCAAAGCTGTGGCCAACAAAGAACTCGGCGCTACTACAGATGCTCCGGGTTCCAGCCAAGCAGGTGAATTAGTTGATTATATTCCACCACGTAGCAGTGTAACCGCTCGTGCCGGAGGCCTAGAAGAACCTAAAAAATTAGGGTCCGAAAAGACCCTTGGGCGTAAACGTCAGAAATAACTATTTTCTTAGATCGCTAATGTAGTCACAAATGCCTAGAGCTAATGCTTCATCGGCTGTGAGCCATACATCACTAGGAGGTAACAATGTTACCTTGATTTCTTCTTCGCTTAATCCGGTACATTCTTTGTAGTGTTCAACCATTCTAGCTTGAGTAAGATTAAATTCTTTAGTAATAGAAAATAGCTCGTGTGCTTTGCCATCACTGCCCCAACTGTACTGATGACTTAGAATTGACGTGTTTGGTGTAAGTATTCTATGACCTCGGTGCCCGGCCATGAAAATAAGCAGGCCGCAAGAAGCAATTGATCCTAAGCCCACAGTTTTAACAGGAATTGAGCTGGCACGCATAACATCAATCAAAGCAAACGCATCAGCAACACTTCCACCATCGCTACAAATCATCAGCAACAGTTCTTTTTTCTTTTTCTTGGTCACATGATTTTCTACCAAGATCCATTCAACAATGGGCTTGATACTTTCGCTGTTTACGTCGTCCATAAACACATACATACCAGCATCTTGTAACAGCTGACTGTGTGTTTTTTCTGCGGACAGTTCTTCTTGTGCGGGCATTTTTTCAGACATTTTAGTTGATCCTTTAACTGCGTATATAAAGATTATAACACAAGTATCAGGATATCATAATACTTATGGCAAATTAACAATCTTTTTGTGACAGAATTTTTACCTGAATTCTATCCACTTGTTTTAAACGTTCGGTATTTTGCCCAAAATTTAGGCTTAAATCTCCGCCCACACTGTATCGGGTGTCAAAAAACACTGAGTCTCGGTGCCAAAGTAACAGATATCTTGTGGGTCTGTGAAATCCAGTAGCGTCTGGACTGATTGTAAACCCTTGACACTCTTTTTGTAGTACAGTACCGTGACTGTCCACAGCTGAAATTTGAATAGTGGGTTCTCGAATCACAGATTGTTGGTAAACCCAGGCATGCTTGGCTGGATCTCTAGTGCGTTTTAGTGTATCATTAACAGCATCTACAAACCGAGTATCCCAACGTATGGTTACGTCTGTGGTAATAACGGCTCGTCGGTATTCGTCAAACTTGACTTGACTGCGTCCTACCCGGACATCAAATGCTCTGTGTGGATAATCCTGCATGATTGTTTGGATCAAACGATCACCTTGCTGGCGCTCATCTAACAAGGTTTCAACTTGAGCACCAATGCGGTCACCGGGTATTTGTTGACTGTCATAGCTTTGTCCTAATAACCGATGGGCTAATCGACTTTCAGCCACCCAGACACGCATCTTTAATCTAACGCCGGTGCCCAAAGACTGCTGTTCCAAAATTTCAAAACGATCAACAAATCCTGAACTGTAGTTTATGACTTCGTCCCGGATGACTCGTTGGTTTTGTGTTTGAGTCTGTGTGGCCACAACTGATCCTATGGCTTGATTTACCGCGGTTCGAAAGCCTTCCATCCGGGCCTGTTCTGCTGTAGCACCTTCTGTGACCACATCAACCTGTGTGTAGTCTTGTTTTCCGGATCCTAGATTGATAGCAATACGAATCACACTAAGCACCACACTGGCAGTGCTCATTGGTGTAGTTTGAGCTTGAACTGGCCCACAAAGAGCCAGCACAATGGCCAGAGCTACTGCTTTACGCACTGTTACATTGACATCAAGTTACGCAACACAGGACGTACAGCGTTGCTTTTACGATCCCAACGATAGACCACACGCACATTCTTGCCGTCGTTGATCACAGTGCCTTCCACAAGATACAATCCACCAATAATACCACGGTTGTTTACTGTGATTGTGGTTTTCACTTGGCTGGCAATGCGTAGTGCATCATTGCGAACTGCTGTATTTTCTTCTTTGTTCACTTCACCATCAGCTTTGGCCTGTGCTTCGACTTCTTCGTCTGTGGCAATGGCTGCTACTTGATCACGATTTTTGTTTGTGGCAAACTTGTTGGTTTTGTTGTCACGAGCCTGTTCAATATTTTTGCTAATCATTGTTACTGACTTTGAACTAGCAATGGTTTCCTTATTGATAAAATCATTAAGTGATTTCTTTGCTTCAAGTTCGGCCACACGGAATGCTTCGCGAGCGGCGTTTTGACTGTTACCCCATACAGGTGCATAACCAATGGTTTCAATAGCATCCACTTCACCACCTAATGTGTAGATAATTTTTACACCTTCACGTTTGAAATCATTTTCTAATCGTTGTTCAGAGATTGCTTGCTGTGGACCAGCTGGCAATGTTTGACCAGGACCAACGCTTGAAACTTTGGTTGAGCTACAAGCACTCAATCCCAAAGCGGCCAAAACAGCTAAACCTAATACGGTTCGTTTCATGATATTTCCTTCATTAAAAAATCCAGTATGTGTAATATAACACAATACTGGATTCTGGTCAAGCTGTTTTGGATTACTTGCTTGCTGTTGCTGTTTTGAAGTTCTTTTGAGCTTGTTCAGCGGCTGTTTGGAAAGCCTTGCCAAAACTCTTAGCAGCAACCAAATTGGCGCGAGCAAAGTTTGCGTTTGCGGCATTCAAAGTCAAAAGAGTTTCTTTGACATCAGCCTGTGGCAAATATGTCAATACACTTGCTACAGTCTTTTCTGTTTGATCTACCAATGCGTCTACGTTGAACATCTGTTCGAATTGTTTGAAATTTAATTCCATTTTGCTTCTCCTTAAGTTAAGCGAGTTTTAAAGTTGCTACTGCCCGGCCTATCCAGCACAGTATTTCTTTAACAAGTTTATTTATCAATTGTAACAGATTTTATGCTGTATTGCAACATAAATTATACCTCAATTTGTCCAAAATCTCTATAAATAATATTATGAAATGTGCTTTACCAGAATGTGATAATTTAGTAACCAGTTATAGAACTGTTTGTTGCTGTGTTGCCCATCAACGGCGTTATGCAGGGCTACGCTCAAGAGGATTAGTTCCAGCTGTTGAGAAACCTAAGATTGACCCAATCAAAAGAGGCAAATCTCCTAAGTTAAAATATAAAGACTGGGATCCTGTTAAAAAAGGAGCTTGGATTGCATATCTTGTAGAACGTCGGAAGAAACGAGATAAGTCTATGCCGACTTGGGCTAACAAAGAAGCTATCAAAGAACTCTATATCAAAGCCAGACAACTAACAGCAGAAACAGGTATAAAACACGAAGTTGATCATATAATACCATCTAATCATCCATTGGTATGTGGTCTACATGTCGAATCCAATCTTCAGATCCTAACTGAGTTTGAAAATATATCTAAGAACAACAAGTTTACAATATAAATAATATACTATGAAAACACTTCGTGAAATGATGGATTTGGTTGAGTCTGCACAAGCGGAAGAACCAGTAGAAGAAGGAATCAAAAGTGCTTTAGCAGGAGCGGCATTGGCTGGGTCATTGGCAATGAATCCTGCTCAAGCACAAGAACCACCAAGTTGGCAGGATCAAGTTGTAGCTGCTATGAAAGCCGGTGACATTCCTCAAGCCAGTAATGTTAAACTAACACGTCAAGCTGGATGGGTCACAAGTGTTACTATCAATGGACAAACTTACGATATATCTCATAGAATACCGCAACAACAAAAACAACAGTTAGCTCAAATGCGTAACGTATCATCACTAATGCAAAACGAACAACAACTCGAAGAAACACCAGAAGATCCTATTGCTAAGATAGACGCACTGTTTAGGGACAAACAATAATGGCAACACAAGCAGAAATCAATCAACTATTAGGAACTTGGGTAGCAAATTATCAAGCTATTTTTAATCTATTAAAAGGACAAGACGGTACTAAAGAATTGTCAAGTTGGTTTTCCACTTATATAAGTCCGTTGTCTGTTCAGACTGGAACAGCAACAATTAGATTGTTGACACAATCCCAGTGGGAAAATAGATATCGTGGTAGAAGAACTAAAGAAACTTATATAAGTTATCTAAAAACAGAATTGCAATCTATAGTCCCTCAATTAGAATCTTCATTGGCTACTATTGGTGTAAAAAATTATATCACAATAGTTCAAGAATATAGAAGATTAGTGTCTCGACTCAAACCAAGAACAAGATAAAACAAAGCCCCAATCAAGGGGCTTTATGTTATGTTCTGAGTTTGGCCAAACCTAGCACACGCAAAATTTGGATATAAAACCAACCTATGTCAAATTCCCACCAACGTTGACTAAATTTGGCATTGGCACCATCTGCGTGATGATTGTTATGGAGCTCTTCGCCACCTATCCAAAATGCAATAGGCCACAAGTTACGTGAAGTATCTTTGGTATCAGTATTTCTATAACCCCACCAGTGTGCAAGTCCGTTGATAACCCCGGCGGCAAAAAACGGCACCCAGATCATTTGAATACCCCAAATAAGCAATCCCCACCAGCCAAAACAAAGTAGATTTATGAGCAATAACAAAGAAATTCCTAAGCGACTGTGTGGTGCGTATACGTTATTTTCCAACCAATCGTTGGGAGTACCTACACCTAATTTTTCCACCATTTCTTTGTCTTTGCTGGCTTGGTGATACAAAAATGCTCCACCAAACAACACACGACGAATACCATAAATTTGTGGGCTATGCGGATCAGATTCTGTGTCTGATGCTTGGTGATGTTTGCGGTGTATAGCTACCCATTGCTTTGTGACCATACCAGTGGTTAACCATAACCAAAATCTCATAAAATGATTAATTGCTGGATGAAATGTTACTGCTCGATGTGTTTGACCTCTATGCAAATATAGGGTAACACAGGCTATGGTGATTTGAACCATCACCAGGGTATAGATTAGTTCAGTCATATTTTACTTAGCAACTTTCCATCCAGTTTCCAATATTCGGGTAAAAATGTTGCGATTCATTGACGCAAACTCTTTTCCTACTGAAATCATGCTAGGAGGTGGTAACTCAACATTAACTTCTCCCGATCCGTCACGTTGATGTATTTCCAATCCGTATTTTCTACACAAGTGTTTGATGGGTTGATTCCAGCTTAGACAATGCAAGTATAATCGTTGATATCTACGATTTTGTGCCCAAGTCACTGCTTCGTCCATGAGGCGGTCTGCAATGCCTTGTCCACGGTGTTCCTTGGATACAATTATTCCAAATTCAATGTCTGTGTTCAAGTGAGTGGCCATGTGTAGTGCTCCAACCCACTCTGCGTCGTTGAACGCAATCAAAAACTGATGTTTGCCAGGATTAAATGCAATTTGATCCACAAGATTTCTCACGAAACCATGGGTGACTGTGACTCCAAAATAGTTTTTTAGAGTATCGGCATCTTGCCGTAACAGCCAATCCCCGTACATGTCATACTCTCCACGGGGCAAAAACATTGTGGTTATCATTGCTGACGTTTATATTCCAAATAGCGTTTGCGACCTTCGATCCAGGCTTCTAACATATCTACAAAAAATTTTTGTATGCTTTTCATCTGTAACTCCCCTGTGTATACTGCTGTACATGCTGTCTAGCACGTTCTAAATCTTGTTGTTCCATTACCGCTAACCATCTTGCAATTAGTTTTTTGATCATGGTATTCTCTCAGTGTTTCTACTGAGATATTTAGTGCAAAAATGTGCAGATGCACAAAATCAGGTGCAATTTTAATCTATTTGAATAATATTGGGTTAAATAAAAGCAAGGAGATTTATATGTTAAACTTTATCAAGAAACTTTTTGGAACATCAGCAACAACAGAAGTCAAAGGTGTAGAAGCAAAAACTACGTTGGAATTTCACGAAGAAATTCGTCAACAAGTTGAAGCTGAAAAATCATTTCCGGCGCCAGACATGAAGCCAGCTGTAAAGGCCAAGTCTGTAAAGGCAAAAAAACCGGCAGCATCTAAAGCTCCGGCTAAGATCAAAGCTGAATCTAAAAAAGCACCAGCTAAGAAATCAAAAAAACAGTAATTTAATCAAGGCCACTGTGTCTACTGCTACTAAAAAGGCATAGTTGGCCAAACCCCCTAGACTGTTTCTAGTCCATAGTGCCCAGGCAAATATGGCGCTGGATGTCACAGTCAAACTCAAGAACCAAACAAACGGTACGTCGGGAACAGTCCACATAAACATAATGTTGGCTGCTACACTCATAGCCCAGCCCAGAATTTCTACAACGCAACGAACAGGGTGTTCACGATAGTCGCGAGCTATCCAACCAAAAATATTTTCAATCATTGATACTCAATGTTCTTAGTAACTTGTAGTTGTTCCAGGCTTCTTTAACTGCCACAGGATCGCTGATACGATCTAACGACATAGGTTCAGTGTCTACCCAGATTTCACTGGCTCTCGAGTAATGCATACCAAACCTACGTGGTTGGTGCAATTTGCCAGTTTCCCAAAGTTCAATGCTCACAGTGCGTAATCGATCTTCATCTTCGTCTTTGTAGTCGATCCATTCAGGCTGACTCCAACCCGAATGTTGACGATATCCATTCCAAATACTTTTCCATTGATCATCGTTGCGAGGATCAAAGTCTGTGCGAGCAATGATCACCAACACATCTTTGATATCAACTACACCGTCTACAATGTCTCGGATGCAACGGCTATAACTAAATCCAATTTTCATTGTGAGTCTTTCCACTGATTGTACAGCATTTCACTGGCCAAGTTTTTGCCTTTGGCCTCGCACTGTATATCAAACTCAGGTGAGAATGTCAATGCCCATTCGTTAACTGCTGTGTTCCACATAAAATCTGAATGCGCTCGTAGCTTTTGTTTTTTCAAACCTTGACCAAGAAGTGTTGCAAGATCAGGTCTAGTTCGGGTGCAATGGCCCACAACAACGTCCTCGCGACTAACACTGTAATGCATAGCAGGGCGCACACCACGCCAACTGTCAATAACCCGCCGTACGCGATCGTCCGACGGAGTGATGTATTCGCCCGTGTGGACCCAGTGGTGGTGAATATCCAGTACAAGAGCGACATGCTCGCCCACAGCAAGAGTAGTGTCCAAACCATTTGATATCTCGTCGTTTTCTATAGTTATGAGATTGCGAGCCTCG